CGCTCTTGCAGTTGATTCCAGTCTGGCAGGCTGAGACGCTCTAGTTCAGCGTGCGAGAAGCCTGAACAACTTGAACTAATAAAGACAGTACGCTCCCACTCATTTTGATGAGAGTCCATTAGGTCAGTCGTACCAACAGTAGGCGGGCGTAGCTTGTAGCTGCTTTTTTGTTGGCCATCATCACCTTGAATCGGAACAAGTAAGGTCGGCAAAGCTTTGTCGAAGTCACCTTCAATAAACTGTGTGGCTGAAATGTTCATCAACTCCAATACGTAGTTTTGAATGCTGGTGTAGTCTGGCGTGACGAGGGTTTTTAGTTCTTTTTCTGTAAGGCCCGTGCTTTCGCTAATACAAGCACGAAGTAGCTTGGTGTCGGTCTTGTTCGCTTTGTGTTTTTCGGAGAGCTCACGGTGCTGCCCCATGGTGATGGTATGGATGATAACAGTTTGGATTGGCTCGCTTTTTTCGCTTTCAATAGGCCAGACGAGTGAATGCTTTTTGGGTTCAAACATGGTGATTCTCTTTTTAAGATGAAAAAAAGCCCGCTCTCTTTTTAAAGTAAGCGGGCAAAGGAGCTTCAAGCTTTTTGACGGTTATTAAGAGTTACGGCAAACCAACATTACGGCGGTGCTCGGCTAGAATGTCACCTTGCCCAAGGTTGAGAATTTGGGCATTTCGATCAATCTCGAAAATGATTTTTCCATATTCCATTTTCTTGTAAGCACTGACAGACATTTCCATATCATGATCAGGTAGCTCACCCATTTTACTTGGTGACTCTGTAATGCCTGTGATCTCACCCGTAATGCTGTACTCAATAGCAAATTTGTTGCCGTCTTCGTCTTGATGGGACTCGTTAACGTTGACCTGGCATAAATCTCCAGAAATTAAACCAAAGGCAGACAATAGAAGCTGATCGGCGCCTTTAATTTTGAACTTGGCCGTAAGCTTTTCGAGCCCAACCATAACTTCACCCGGAATGAAGGAACCACCACGAGTTTCTTGCATGGTCTTTTTCACTTCAGGCGGTGTGAACTCGTCGAGCTCTTTGATTAACGGATAGCCGTTAATCAGTGCCATTCGGGTGATGCGGGTACGTTGTCCAGCCATATTATAGGACTCCTTCTAGGAACGATTCGACGATGCCGACATCTTCAATTAAGTGGTACACCATATGCTCATTCGGTGCATAGCCGTGGTATTTGATAGCAATATGCCATTCGCCGTTGGTGTAGTTTTCAACGTTATTGAGTGTTGGGTGAAGATAGACTTGAGCACCCATAATCGTTTCGTCGGCTTGCAAGGACTTGAGCCAGAAATTAAGCTTTTCAATTTCTTGGTTCATGAACGATTCACTCAAGTTACGCGCCATAGCTCGCTGCGCCGTTTTGGCCAACTTACGAATGATGGCGTATTCCAAACCGACTTGGGAAACAAAGCGCCCCATGACACAACGGTTGCCGATCAACGAAAAGCCACCCATTGACGTCCGCGCAAAATACGAGACGCCATAGCGGTTCATCAGATCGCCATTCGTGGCTTTGTCCATGATGTTGTAGTCGATTGTTCGAGCGGTGCCATCGATAAGCACTCCCATTCCACCCTTCGCAGGGCTTTCCCATAACTTTACACGGGCAAAACAGGACAATGCTGTAGCCGCACCAGAAGTATACACATACCCTTTTGCTGCTTGGCTGTAGACGGAGACGAACGGATCAACCAAGTAAAAAGCGTCATACCCTGTCCCTTCACCACCAAGGGACTCGGAATAAGCAACCGCTTCGTTGTCGTTCGTGTTTGGACCATCACCAACTGGAATAGCAAAAATACGCTTACCCAGTGCCGCCAAAGAATCAGCAACCGGTTTGGTATTAAAGCCTGGTGCGGCAAGATGGGTTGGTACTTCCTGACAATCTGATAAGGCCTCTATGCCAGTACGCTGGCCTGTTGTCGGGTCTACCTTTCCGACCACATTATTGATCGTGGTTGCTGCGTCTTCTCCTTCTTCGACAATTACTGCATAGATAGGAACAGAGACTAAGCGCTGCAGTTCATAGCATGTTCGCCATAAAGTCCCACGTTCGGTGCCAACCATATCAAGCTTCGCAGTCCCTGCTGGGTTAGCAATTCGAATAGGACTATTTTTTGGCAAAAGTGGGTCTGCGTCCGGCGCGGTTCCAACGATGCCAAGCACGATACTGCCCAGTGGGCCCATGGCCGGCGGCGCTGAATGTTTTTCTACACTCATACCGTTATGAACAAAGGATGCGATCTCTGGCATTACGCCTCTCCTTTTGGTTTAACGGTCGTTATCACTCGCGTGATTTTGCCGCTTAGAATTAAGAATTCTGCTTCACTTGCTAGCAGTTCGACCGCCTCACCCTTTTGATACCAATTCTTGTGATTTGGGCATTGGTAAGGGGAAGCGACTGTGTACTTCTGCCGTGAGTTATCCGGCTTTTTTGTGGACATGGGCTTTCTCCAGACGTAAAAAAACCGCTTTCGCGGCTGGGATTCTTGTTGCTCAGTTAATTCGGTCCTTGTTCGGTTGGTAAGGGAAACCGCGCTTTGATTTCGGCGACTTTATCACGCCATTTTTTCTCAGCGTTATCTGTTTGATCGTATTGCCATTCCATATAGAGTGGATCGGATTCGGTTTTGTACGCTGCTTCGCGCTGGGCTATGGTTGAGGCTAAGCGTTCTTCGAATGTGGGTTCTGGTTTAGAAGGTTCTTCCAATAAAGCGCCTTCAGGGAGTTCTTCGCCTAGTTCGGTAATAACATGTTTTGAGCCATCAGAGAACCAGTATTCTTTGCCAATATTGTCGACCACATAATGCCAAGCGCCGTCTTTGAAATAGCGCTGAAAGCCTTTTTTTTCAGGGATTATCTCGACCTTTGTTGCAAAGGCTGGAATCATCCATTTACCGCTAATCGAGTCTTTTTTTGCTTTAATTTGTTCTGTAAAAATAGGATATTTAGCGCCTAGTTTGAATGTATTCAAATTCATTTCCAAAGGTTCCTATAAGCGAGTTTTTCCGTAGTAAGCAATAGAGCGTGGGCGATTTTCATTGGCAGTCGGAACAACCCTAGAAGCATTAAAAATAACATTCATAGTTGAGCTGTATCCTGCCCCAGAATGCCCTGAAACAGTTGCATAAGTTCCGTAAGTATCACTAAAAGCTCCCTCTTTATTTGTAAGATTCTCAGTGGATTTCGCGGCACGATAAGAACCAGTTATATTTCGGATCGCATCTTCTTGCCAATAACCAAAAGAACGCCCTCCATCCACACCGCGCCCATAATCAAACATACGAATAAATTCACCTCCCACCATTGGCAAAGATACAGTTGTTGAACCATCTAATTCATCAATAAATCCGTAATAACCACCATAACTAATCGGATCAGTATCCTTCGTTTCTTGAGCAATATAGTTTGATGATGCCGCCGCTATTCCGCAGCCAATCGGGTGATCAACACTATTGATTTTTGAACCATCTAACGCATATTCACCAGGGCGTAAAATGTCAGTTGTATCGGTCCAAAGCTTTGCAATATCCAAAACACTATTACCCGTTTTGGGATTAATCTGATCCACAATATAAAATGTCCCATCAATGTATCGAACAGTTAATAAAGCCGTTCTAAATATTTGTGAACTACTGCTAATACCTGATAATGGAACAGTATCTAAAGTATCAGTTTTAATGGTTACGTTAGATGATGTATTTGTTGCAGCGACAATAAATGAAAATTCATCGAAATCATTTAACTCCGTTATCGGCGTAGTCCCTTCCTTACTAGTCAGCACTATTTCGTTGGCAGTACCCGACACGATAAATACTTTCTTCTTGCTCTGCAGAGTGTCCGTATACACTTTGCCTGCTTTAGCTTGTGTCTCAGCAGCTGTCTTTGTTTGATATTGCTCATGTGGATCGTTTTTATTTACATGTTCAGCAACCGCATTATTTAAATCCGTTGGTGTGGCAAACTGCACCGATGGATCGATTTTGACTTGAATAGTGTCTGCATTTCCAGGCACAAACTTAAGGCGAATTGTGTAGCTTTTTCCCTGCCCTTCTTCTAGTAGCGGCTTGTAATCACCTGCTTGACGAGCATAAGCGTACAACTCACCACTTCCCGTCTTGATACCCGCTTCACGAATAGTAAAACCACCATCCTCGGCCGGAATTTCAGCTCGAGCGATCCAAACATTTGGATCTTTATCATCTTTTTCTATGGTAATGGCGTACTCTCGGACTTGATGAATCAGGTCGGTTTGCGCGGCAGGCGATTCGGCGTCTGCTAACGCCCCTTCCCCCACAACCAATACGGCGAAATCTACCGAGGCGTTGTTAAATTTAGCGTCACGCTCAAGGCCAAAACCCGTTTGCGTAACATAGGTCCTATAGTCACTCATTTCTTGCTGGCTCCGATGTGGAAATGATTCGTAGATGTTGGGCAAAACCCATATGAATTAAGGCGTTTGATTCACTCCCTTCCGGCACGAATGGCTGTGATGTCATTGTGATACCAATCTCAGCAGCAACGGCAATACGAGGTGAAGCAATCGACTCTCGAGCAAGATTAAGCTCATAAGTGTCGCGTTCCGATTTCATTTCAGTGAGAAGCTCATCAATTCTCGTATTGATTTCAGCCGTTAATACTTGGTCAGAGCAATACACCCATATTTGAAAATAATAGGGGTCTCTAGCCGGTGAGAATTGAAACCAAGGTGTTACCTCTGAGCCAAACCCCATTTGATCTAAGGCTTTTATAAAACCTGTACGCGTTCCGCTTAATTGCCTATTACGCCAAGCAAATTGCACTCGGTTCCTTTTAATCCATTCGCTTTCCTCTGAATCCCAGACAGGCACCTGATACTCAACACCAAGTGATGCAACCGCTATCAGAGGGGTTTCCTGTGCGTCTAGTAATTCTGGATAAACATGATCAACGGAAAACAATGCTTCGCTTAGAGCAAGCTCTAAACCTCGCTCTAATGGACTTTTGTTGTCTGGAAGGACGCTATAAGTTTTCAGCCCTGATGGTAATTTGGATTGAGTCAATGTAAGGCGCCTCGTTATATTGGCAACGTATTGGCTCAAGTGGGTCAATCAAATCGCCACGATGTGCACCGGTCGTTTTTAACAAAACGCTGTACAGCATGGACGGTTCAATACTGCCACCAAGCCTATGCTGTTGGTTCGCATAATCTTGCACGGCTGAATGCGCGGCTTCTTTTACCGCATCTGCATCCGCCCCTTTTCGAATATAGAGTTCAGCTTCGCAGGACCACGACTGGATCGTCGGAGCTTTCACCGTTAGTAAGTCGGTTTCTTGAGCAATGTCATCGCGCTGCATGTACGCTTGTGTTGCAGCAATTAGAGCTTCTGTAGGCATACCGTCGTTGGCATGCCCTAGTATGAAACAATCCACTTCACCTGGCGCAACACGCCGTGCTTGAGCGTCTTTGGTTTGCCCTGACATTTCATGAGACTCAAAATCGTAAGTCACCACGACTTTGCTTTGAGTTGGGCTCTCAACGGTGACTTTGGGACGACCGCCGAGTGTCATAGCGTTGAACCGATAACCAGACCGAGTGCCTGTGGTTGCTAATGCGTAAGCAGCGAGGTAATAACGTGTGAGCAAAGCATCGTTACTTTCCATAGTAGGAGGGATAACTGGGAACGCATTTGGATCACCTTTATCCAATATTTGCCGCTCTACGTCTAGTTGACTGGCGATTAAGTCGACCATTTTGTCGTCGGTAGCGTACATGCCAAACATCTGCAACGCTTGAGCATTCATTTGTCGAAAGTGACTTTGCAAAATCACGGTAAAAGCTTCAGTAAACTTCATTAACAGCTCCGCTTCGTTTGCAAACGTTTCTGATACGGCTTCCACATCACCTGGAGAATTGTTCGTTAAGTAATCTAAGATTTTGCTTTTGACGGTAAGGAAAAGATCATCAAATTTCGGCGTGGTAATGATCTCAGGTTTAGGCAGTGGATTTTGATGTGGAAACATCTAATGGCACCTCAAATTTAACATCGCGGCCATTCCATTTGCCTTCAAAATACAGGGCAAGCCCATCCGTTAATCGTTTAGCGACACAGCGAGACGGTACAAAATCCGTTAAACCATTTATCGGCTCATAAAAAGCGGCAATGGCTGCAGCTTGAAGACGAATAAGCATACTATCTGCCATATTTGCGCCCATGTAATCACGTAC